GTGGGATGTTCTTTGTTGCCAATGTTTCGACAGCATCCTTAACAGTGTGAGGTGTCAAGTAGAATGAGCCAGTCATAGAAGCACGAGTTGTACCCTTTGAACCATCTGCATACCAGTTGTTGACTGCTGTTAGGTTTGAGCGATCTTCACCATAAATGGTTGAAGTAGCTGCATATAGTGTGTCGCGTGAAAGCTGATCTAGGTAGATAGCCATGTTACGGCCAAGAAGACGTGAAGCCGAAGCCATTACGTCATCGAAGGAGGCGTTGAGCAATAGCTCAGAAACAGCAAGAGCATAACCATGCTCAGCTACTGTGATTGAGAACTGCTGTGCTGTAAGGGCGTTTGTCTGCATACGTACACCTTCAACCAATGGGGCTGCGAAGCCGAGGTTGTTGTAACGCATGAAGTTGATTTGCAAACCAGGGGCAACACCGAGCTCAGTCTTCTTAACTGCAAACTGTTCAAAGCGAAGGATAGGCATAGCCTGGAACAAGATTTCCTTGGACCAGATTGTCTGAATCGCTTGAGTTAGCTGGGTGTTTGTACCTGAGTAGGCTGTAGGTGCGGCGGCAAGATTGCCTGTTCCTGTGATACTTGAAGCCATTTTTAGGTAATTCCTTTTCTTTAGTTAGGTTTAAATTGCTTATGTTTAACCTAGAAGACCGCGATTACGTCCACGAGCAGATTCACTCAATAGGCGTTCGCGTACTTTTGCGTAATCATTAACCGACATAGACGCAATATCTTGCGCGGAGAACTGGCGTGATTCCGAATTAGTGTCCAAAGGTTCAGATGAAGGGAAGGTTGCCCTTGTACCTGTCATCTCTTTTCTAGCATTCTGAGTCGCACTTAGTGCATCCTGCATAATGCTTGCAGATTGTTCTTTAAGGGATTCCACACTCGCTTGTATCTCTTCAGGAGTATTTCCCTGAATGTACCCGATAAGTTGCGGAATAATGTTTTCTCTTTCTTGCTCAATTACCTGACGGCGATAATCTTGCAAGCTTGCAAACTGACGTTCGCGCTCCAGAAGAGCGAAGGCCGTTTCACGTTCTTGACGCTCACGAGCCAACTGCTCACGCAACTCTTCCGCGGTAAGCTTTGCAAACTCTTTGGCGTCCAAATCGTTTTCAAGCTTTTCGCGTTCTTTAGCTTCTCTTTCAGCAACTTCCGCTGCTGCTTGAGCCTCTTTAAGAGCTGCTTGTTCTTCTCGTTCTTTTTTAAGGATAGAAACTTCTTCTTTTAATCTATCTATTTCAGGATATAGTTTTTCTTTTTCCTGTGAACGAACCTTGGCTAAGTCCTCGTCAGTATAAAACTTTGGATTTCTAGCCTCAGTTGTTTTAGTTGTAACAGTAGGCGCGTCAACGCCCGACACATTTACGACTGGGGTGCTTCCGGATTCGGCTTCAAAAGCCTCAGCCATTACGTTTGCAGTTTCCGACATAGTATTGTCCTTGTCCTAGGGGTCGTTTTCCAAATGCCTTGCGGCGTATCACAGATGACCTAACGTTTGTATTACTATCTTTATTTTGACAACTTAATTACCAAATGTCTGCTTAAATAGATTTATTTTTGATAACCTTGCGGAACCCTTCTCTGAGGTAATTTAGTTCCGTAAGCATCTGTTACCAGCTTGGTTCTGATCGCTTGATCGCCTACCTGGGCCTCTATCATTGCAGGGTCCATGATTGCTGGATTTGTTTGTTGTGGGGCTATCTGACCTTCAGCACCCGCAGGGGCACCTCCGGCAGCAGGGGCTCCAGGGGCTGCAGCTCCTGGCATTTGACCTGTAAGTGTAAGAATGTCTTGTTCAATCTGTGTTTGAATAAGCTTTAAAGCGCCATCTGCAAGAGCATCGTCTTGTAGTTCTTGGCGGATTTCTGTAAGTTTTTCTGCAGGGAACTCTTCACCTAGGAAACGAAGAGCGCCTTCTTTAGATTCAAGTCCAAGTGACAGCATTGTTTGAACTTCGTTAAGAGCAATTAACTTATCTAGTGGAAGTGGCTGTGGGAAGTGAACATAGGACCGATATGTTAATGGGTCATTAAAGTCTAATTGAGCTAGCTGACCAGCCTTTAGCGGTACTTGGTTAGTATTTGGGTCATACACAAATACTTCTGGTTCTTTTAGCGCAAGGTTAAGGATAATAAGTTCATTAACGCGCTCTAATCCATGCGCATACTGAATAATCTTCTGGTGATAGCGGTTCATCAACGGCTGGAATTGGATAGAAAGTGCAACGCCAGAGGTGTTTGAAATAGGTTGCGCTTGACCAAGTGCTGTCTCTGGTACGCCAACCATCTCGTGCATGGCTTTCTTCATCATTAGAAGAAAGTCCATTGCGCCCTTTAGACCTTGTGATCCGCCTTCAAGATTCTCGACTCTAGCGTCTTTCGGAAGTCCGCCCCAGACTTTGTTTGCTCCCTTTTCGAGTTGGGAAGCTTTTGCTCCAATGATAACTGTGACTGGCGCAGCGTGGTAATTAACGATATCGGCAATGTCAGTAGCAGTTTCGTTATAAGCTCTATTGATGTTGATAATGTCAAAACAATCACTAATACCCCAAGGACTACCACTAATACGAACGTTTGGAATATGAACAACAGGTATAGTGCCGAGTGGATTAGGGCGCGAGTCAATAAGCTCATCGTTGATATACTCCTCAATTATGTCGTCCGTAAGGATCTCCGTATAAGTAAACACTTGACGAGTTCCTTCTAAAGACGTGCCCCAGAAACGATATTTAAGCTTAAATCTAATAAGACGTTCACGGTCATGGGGGTGGAACTCTGGAAAAGCAAAGCTAGAGTTAAGAGGTAGAACGCGAACTCGTCCTGGGTGTAGGCGACCAGCTGGGTCTGTATAAGGCTCTTCGTATGCAACTTTGATAAAGCAGTCGCCAGATACGGTTCCTTGTTGCCCGATTTCCCACAGAACTGTTGCTTTGTTGTTATCTACTTCCCAAACTCGCTCTAATATGTCAGGAATAATAGCTTCTGTTTCTTTAGGGCTTCGGAAGTTAACGCCCTTGCCAAATGTAAAGTTAATAATAAAGTCAGAGAAAGCTCTGTAATAGTTAAGAGCTAATTGGGTCTCTCCTGTTTGGCGCCTATAAGAATAGTGATGTCCTAGATACATTGCCCAGTTAAGTGAGTAACGGTTTAGGCGCGGACCATGTACCTCAAACTCTTCATCTGCTAGCTCTACTAACCCCAGTGGGGAGATGGAAATAGTTAAGTCGGAGGACGCTGCCCGATAACTAGGGGGTGAGAAATCAACACCGCTCACTAATTACCTCTTTCATTCATGTGCATATCATATCATTAATAAATATGCAACAACAACTTGATGTGACATTAGCCACACTAATCTTTTAAAGTATAGGTTTTTTGATTTTAGCTTTAGCTGCAGCTTCTTCTTTATCTCTCTTTTCCTGAACATAGTCCCGAAAACGAGGATCAATCTCTGACTTAGAATTAACGAACTTCCCACCCATTTGCAGGTACTTGGAATGAATCCAATTGGAGCGGGCGGGGGACTTCTTAGAGAACTTTGTAAGAGCTTGGGTAGTAATCATGTTCCATAATTTAGGGTTTGCCGGAAGTTGTTTAGGGCCTTCCTTAACTTCTCTACCTCTAATGAGTGCCATTGTTATCCTTCGGGAAAAGCCCCGCCAACCCCAAGGGGCGGCGGGGGGCTAGATTTCCTATTTAGTCAGTAACTACTGCAGCGTTACCGAGTTGTTGGTGAGCTCCATTGCGGAATACTTCCTCAATACGATTATCTCCGTGGTCAGCAAAGCCACCGGCTGCAAACTCTTGTAGATAATTTGGGGCTTCTACCCAAGAAGCAGAGCCAACGTGTGCGCGCTCGCGCATAGTCTCTTCTGGAAGCTTCTCAAATACGTTAACGTTGCGGTTCGGACGGCCTGGTGCAGGCATATAGCCTTGCATAGCTCCGTTTGTGAACTCTTGTGGGACGTCGGTGTCTGTAGCAATGCCTTCTTCAAAGCGAAGAGGTCCGCGTTGCCCAGGCATAGCTGGCGATAACTTGCGGTCATATACGGTTTCCGCATTTTCTGGAAACCTAGGTGCTGGTGCAATTGTCATTAATAACTCCTAAAGTTTGAAGTACTTCATGTAAAAGTCTGACTGTAATTGCCGTAAATTTCAGCGTAAACGAGCAACTATCTAGAAAAGAATGGAGAACTAGAAACTTCTACTGAAGGCATGGTGTGGTCAAGTGTCAAGAAACACGCAATAGCTAAAGAATCAGCGTAGTCATCGTGTGCGTGGGCTTCATTAGGGGCGGCTGCCATAAAGTTTGGGCCAGTGAACTTAGTCTCTAGGTCAGTCATTTGCTGGTAAAAGCGCCTCCACTTGCTTAGCCTACGGGTGTGGGCATGAGCAGGCCAACTAAGCATTCTTCTATCAATCAGAGCCTTTAGGTGTTTCCAACGCTTTGACTGTTCAGGTTGGCTACTTCCAATAGAGTGCACTTCTGCTCTTGGTAGTAATAGTTTTAAGCGCTGAGCCACAGCGTCACCTACTCCGTTAGCATCTACCCCAACCGCAAGCAC